CTCGCTGCCAAACAAGCTCTGCGCGAAGAGTGACAGAATGATGGCCACCCTTGTGGTACTGCGGTGGAAATGGTATGGCACTCATGATTGAACAAGAGATTATTTATTGCGCCTCCCCTTAAACTGGTAAAGGTGCTCAGAATTCCGCCAACTCTGCTTGTCTACGAGCAATTCGGGCACATCATGTTTAAGGAAATGAGAACAAGCGACAGTAGGCATGATCTGGCCCAAAGCAAAGCCGTGCAAGAAGGAATAAAGACGTTCAGCATAGACAACTGGCATATCGTACTTAGCTGCATTGACGACAACAACTCTACGCATATAGGACATGCTGTTACAATTCTTGATCCAGTCCTGAACGGCAGTACGGTAGACTTCAAGATCATTATCATCTTGGAAACAGCGGTTCAATAACTTAGCAACCTTCTTTGGAAGACTGGGATAGACGTCATCAGCAAGAAGTTCTGAAGTCCATTCAGGAATCTGGACACGATTGATCTTGAGAAAACGGTAAGGCTTTGGGACAGTGATTTTCTGAGCCGCTATAGCGAGATCATCACCCATCGCAATCACATACACAGGGTTCTTTAGCTCAAAAGCAGTACAAGCAATGGCAAGGTTGACGAGAGTATTGCTAAATAGCGTATCAAAACGCCCACTATGAAAATAGCCCTTGACTGCCATGCGGAAATCACCGGCATCGGCAGCCCAAGATTCATTAAGCAATTGGGCATATCTGGTAACAATCTCATCACAGCCATAAAGGTCATAAAGTTTCTGCATGAAATAATGGTTGGTAGCTTTTCCTCGCACAGAGTCCATTTCAGTTATATCGCATTCAATTGCTTGGTGGAATGCTGGATAAACACTATTACGCAGCAATGCGCGGAGCTCGAGCTTGGAAAGGCCATAACCCATAATCATCCAATCTGGCATGTCCTGACGAATTCGCTTCTCCATTGCAGTAGCTAAAGCACCACCAAGGTGGGTCATAAACTTCGGCTGTGCACTTATTGGCTGTCCTGCTTTCAAATTACCCCTCGCAATTGGCAAGTAGGAATCGGTAGCAGCTTTAGCTTTAACTTGAGCTTTATTAAAGGATGATATTTT